CTGCTAAATCTTAATACTTGTAGCTTCATTAAAATGTTTTTATCATCTGGATGAAAGCAATTTTAATTCTTATAAATAGCTTTTTGCACCATCTTAAGTTTTTAAATTCTTCTGTTTGAAAATAATCTTCTAATTCCATTATTTCATTTTTAGTCGTTCATTTTCTTTTTCTAAGAACTCAACCTTAACTCTAAGAGCTTGAACCTCTCCGGTTAACTCTAAAACTTTATCTCTAAGTTCGTCTTTTTCGTCAGCTGATTTAGCAAGCAAAGCTTCTAAGTTTCTAACTCTATCTTTCAAATCATCTCTGTATTGCACGCCATCATTGTTTTGAATATCATTTCTTCTTTGCTCGGCTTTAACTTTTAGCCTAGCTTCAAAAAACTTCCATATACCAGCAGAGCCAGCTACAGTCGCTATGGTTATTATTATTTGAGTTAAATTATCCATCTTTCAAATCTTTGTGTATTTTTTCTAAAATCAACCTTCTCATGCTTCCAAATGAAGCGAACATTAAAACAAACCAACCCCAATGTGTTGGTGTTGGCAATCCAATATGCATTAAATATATTATAGTGACAGTTGTATAAATACCAAAGGTAATCATAGCAGCTTTAACTCTACAGCTTATATCTTCTTGACTAACACAGTAAAGTTGATAAAGTGCAGATATTACTATTATTACACGTAAAAACCATAAACCACCAATTTCTATACCAACGGCTAAGTGAGTCAATAACAAGTTGCACGTTGCTAGTGTTATTTCTGTTGGTTGACTATCACTATAGCTCCAAATTTGTTTTAATTTTTTAAACACTTTTTTCTATTTTTTCTTTAACAACTCTTATAGTATTCCAAATAGCAAACACTAAAATAATGATCCAACCAGTATTACTGCCTTGTAGCATGCCATCTAAATACATGTTTACACACGTAGATATAGCGATTAAAGTAGCGGCTTGTACTGCTAATAATCTATACCTTAAACAATTAGACCACAAAACCGCCCATAATTGAAAAGCCCCAGAAGCAATACCAAAAAACATTAAAGCCCAATGGGCATCTTTAAAGTCATAAGCTATTGCTAGTGGTAAACAAACTAGGTGACAAAAGGCGATTAACACCTCGTTTGGCTCTGAATCTGAGTACCAAAATAACTCTTTTACTTTTTCTAATCCTTTTTTATTTTCCATAATATTTAATTCTAGTCATGATAGTGGCATCTAGTCTTTGGTTTATTAACCATAACTTTACACCTTGTGCCATCTGATTTTATTTTAGTACATCTCTGCTGTTTAGCTTGTTTTTCTTTTTTAGCTCTTTCGTCTGCTTTTTTCTCAGCTTCTTTTTGAGCTTGTTGCTTTAGAGGTAAAAACTTCACGTACTCGTTGTCTCTACCTTTGTTTACTACAACTCTTTCACCAACTCTTAAATCCCAAGCGCTCCAACCTAGCAGTAAAAATGCTCTTTGCATAGCTGAGTTTTCTTGATTGAAAGCTTCTCTAATGTTATCTGTTTTTCTTATAAGTCTATCAAGTGGTACATTTGTTGTTGCTGAAGTCACGCTACCAACAGCATCCCAAACTGGATTGTTGTAATCAAACGTGTCCATTTCACCCATAACTTCTTTATTGAACTTATATGTTTTTAAAGCGCCATATACCTTTCTAGCCTTAGATCCCATTGGTGGTGAAACTTGTAGTCCTTCGACTATTACTTCACCGTAATCTGCTCTAAAGCCTTTTTCAGACTGCTCCATAAACTTAAGTATAACATTTTTAATTGTAGCTACAGCAGCACCTGTTACACCTGAACCTCTAAGCAAAGTATCTATAGTTCCATTAAGAACTCTCATGGTTTTCTTATCTAATACCTCTTCATCATCTTCGTCATCAAAGCTTAACGCAAATATAGCTTGCTGTAGACTAGCGAATATAACGTTTTGTATAGCGCCGTAGTATAATATTCTAGACATGTTACTTTTCCAGTCTCCTCTACCATTAGCCAAATCTAACGCAGCTTTTTTAATCAAGCGATTATATTGCAAGGGTGTATTAGCAAAAGCTAGTATAAGACGCCCTAGTGGACTCGCTTGTTGTTGAGATATTCTATCAGGTCTACTAGACTGCTGAGTTTCTTGAGCTATTTCTTGAAAATCTAAAAACGCTTTTTCTTCTGCAGCTTTTTGATCCATACCTTGTTTAACATAAGTCTTTATTCTATTTCTATAGAATGTAGCACCACCTGATGCAATAGCAAAACTATCTGCAATTTGTGTGGGTAAGAAACCTTTTTTAAGTAAATATGCTAAAGCAGCTTTGGCTTTATTTTGAGCACCCGCTACAGCATTAGCAAGTTCAGCTTCATTAACGTTTATTTGTAAACCAGCTCTTCTAGCTCTTAAAAAGTCAGAGTTAAATAGTGTTGAAAAGTCTGACCAATATTGTTTTTGATTAGCTAAAGCTTTACCAGCCGCAAATATATTATTGTCAGCGTAGTTTATAAAGTTAACTGTAGATAATGTTTGAAGAACAGCAGATCTAGCATTAAAGAACATGATTGCACCAACAGATCCGTTAACCCAATTTGTCCAACTTTGACCATAGCTTTTACCAGCAGATCTATTTGTGCCGTTTTCCATACGATACAATGAATCTTCGAGCGCCTCTCTAAATCTAGTACCGTAAACAGCTTCAATCTTATTTAAGCTTTCAGGTGAAAATATAATGTTTTTATTTTCTATCCACTCTGCTAAATATTGCTTTCTACCTATTTTATTTACGATGTTTTCTAAATCTGAAGCGATAGTTTCAACACTCCAGTTTTCGCCAGGCTTTATATAACCTTCTTTCTTTTTAGATATTAACCCTAAAGTATCAGCAAAAGTTTTTAAATCTTGATCTGTGTTAACAACGTTTTTTAAATAAGCTAAGTCTCTTTTAGATATACCTGGAACTTCAAAGCCTGCTTTATCAAATAAATAAACTCTTACAGCGTTATCAAACGTAAAACCGGTGTCTTTGTCTATAATTTTACCTAACTTCTTTTTTACATTAGGTAGTTCTTTTCTAAGAGCCTTGTAGTCATCTAGTATACTCATACGAGCCATACTCATTTCACGGTCTGCTCTAGCAAATGGATCAAGTAGAGCTTTTTTCATAAACTCCATGTCTTTGTCTCCTTGTTTGCCTTTACCATAAAAGTCATATAATAAACCCGCAAAATCATCAGCTGATGGTGGAACAAAGAATCTATATTTACCTATGTTTTTACCACGCTTTTGACCTACAACACTTGAAAATACTTTTTCAGCACCAACATCTTTTTTACGTTCAATCATTTTATTGAACTCAGAGCTCATTTCCTTGCTAAACTGTAGTCTTGCTTGAACAGATTTACCTTTAACATCTAACTGATCAAATACGTGTTTAACGGCTTTAACGTTAGGTAAAGCATCGTCAACAAAATACATATCGTTATAGCCTTCAGCGTACTTATCTATAAACCACTGAGCCTTAGCGTCACCTTCGCTTTTACCAAGTCCAGTTATATTTTCTAAAGGTATATTAATACCTTGGCTTTTTAACCATTTGTGTATTGGCTCTGCAGCTTCTTGTTGTCTAGCAGTTAATACAAACACATTGCTAGGCCCGTACTTTTTAATTTGATTTTTCATTTTCTGAAGCAATGGTCCTTCTTTACCGCCTCTTACATTTGCAAAATCAGAAAAGTCAAAGCTATAACCCTCTTCAGCTAGTTTAGGCCCGTCAATAGGCCACTTGTCAGATGGTATTTTTACTACGTCACCATCTTTAGTTGCTGTAACAAAGTTTTCACCGTCTATAATTAGCGTTTCATCAAAGTCAAAAGTAGACATACCTCTTGAGTCTTTGCTGTATTTCAGTACAGGTCTAACATTAGATATACTTTCGCTAATACTAGCCTTATCTTCTACTGGTAGAGTTATTGCTGCGGCACCTTCTACGTTAACATTATATGTTTGATCAAAGCTTTTACCATCTAAACTTATTATAGAAGCTGGGTCTATACCACCGTCAATTTTACTAACAGTTTTATTAAAATATCTATCCCACCAATTATTTTCTATCAAATCCCAACCAACAGGCATACGTCTTTGAAGACCTACAGCAGTTAGTTTTTTATCCATAGCTTTATCTAAAGCTATAAGTTTATAATTGTCTACAACTAAGTCGTACGCAGTATTAAAATCGGCATTAGAAAGAGCCGCATCTAATAAGTATAGGTACGCAGAGGTAGCGGGCATGGCGTGTTCGTATTCAAACCTAGCGCCTGTTATTTTTTTAGAATAACCAACAAACTGAGCTCCAAGTTTGTGCCAATGACCAGTGTCGCTACCAACAAGTTTTAAATATGTTCCAATTGCAGCTGCAGTTTTAGAATTAACTTTGTCACCTTTATTTATAGCTTTATTAAATCTTGACCACATTTCTTTATGTATCAAAGCTACTTTTTTATTCCACTCCTCTATTTTACCATTTTGTAAATTCTTTTTTATAGCGGCTTCATCTTTAAATATAGTTGAATAAGCGGACAAAGAGTAGTCTTCAACACCTTTTATAGGCTTACCAAATTTATTGTCAGGTAAAGCTTTTAAGGCTTTAATTCTAGTTCTTAAATCATTATACGCTTTAGCTTCTTCAGGTTTTTTGTAATCTCCTATTTTTTTACCTTTAGGTATACTGTCACCTTTTTTATATCTAGACATGCTTAGACCATAAGTCTTATTACTAGCTGTAAAAACAGTACTGTCAGGTCCAAACCAAAAATCTCTTGGCATTAAAGGAAGTAAATCATTTTCTATAGATTTTATAAACTCTTCTCTTCCAACTTCAGCTTTTAAATTATAAGTGTTTTCAATATCGTAAACTTTTAAAAGCTTGTCAACACCTTTAGTTTCCAGCTCAAATAAAGATTTAATATTTATTATTTCTTGAGCCGACTTACTAAACATAACATCAGACATGCCGCTTCGTATTTTTTCTGTACCAGGTACTGTTTGCCTAATCTCTTGGTTGGTTATTACTTTACCAAGTAAATCTGCTAATGCTATAATTCTAGCTGATGTATTTCTATTACGAGTTGGTTTGCCATCTATAATGTCTACTAGCTCTAATAATTCTGAGTTTTTTATGTTTGTTCTTTTGACTTGACCTTTCAACCCAGCTTTTGTTTTAGCTCTAGCTTCACGCTTAGTGTATAAAGCTTCTAAAACAGTTTTAGGCACGCCTGTTGCTTGACCTTCAACATCAAATCCTTGTGGTAAAGCGTCGATAACTAACTGAACGTTTTTATTAAACCAACGTTGAGCATCGGCAACCTCTGCTGCTGTTAGATTAGCCTTACTTTTAATCTTAGCTGGTGATATACCTAACAACTCTCCTACAGTGTTTATCGCCGCGTTAGGGACACTTTTAAAATTAGTTAATGCGTTAGGGTCTATATCAGCTTCTGCTACCTCAGATTTAACCTTATCAGCTACGTTTAGTTGATCTGCTAATACTTTTAATTTTGTTTTTCTTTCTGGCTGTTGCTCTACAGCTTCTTCAGCCGCAACACCTCTAGCCTCTGCTACATCATCTGTAAACTCTTCGCCTAATACTCTACGCGAAGCTTCAATAGCTCTAGCAGGTAAAAACTTATTTATGTAAGCGGCTAGTGGTACTCCAGATTCAGGTTTATAACTTTGTATAAGATCAAATATACCTCTTTCACCTGTGTTTATCTCGTCAGTTAGTAGTTGTCTATCAAAGTTAGGTGCTTCAGATCTTTTCTGTACTATTCTATTTACTATAGGAGCAAATTGATCTATAATATCCATAGCACCACCTACACCTCGATCTTGATATATTTGTTGAACTTTGTCTGAAGCTTCTTTTGAAAACTTTATACTATCGATAGCTCCTTCTCCACTTATAGCTTTAGCAACACTAGATGATAATGCTCCTTTGTGTATACTTTTGTTGTAATCTTTTAAAAAGTTGTAAACGCCTTTTGATGTTTCAAAGTCTACATTAGCAAAGCCAACTTTTTGCAGTAAATTTCTTAAAACATCTTTTACTTTAGTAAATACATTGTCATCAAACTTTATTTGACCATTAGCAATACCATCAGATATAATAGTTATATACTCATCAGGATTATCTTTCATGTAAGCTTCGCTGTAGTTTTCGCTAACTCTTTCATTAACAATAGATTTATTTTTTTCACCTATTGATTCCAATAGCTCGTTAGCCAACTTAGTTTTTTGATCTGCCTCTAAATTTTTCCACTTGACATTTATTATACCATGTAACAACTCGTGGTTACCAACATTAGCGCCATTAACTCTCTTCTTAGCTACGTCAGAGTTTATTATTATCTTGTCATCTTTTATAAAGCCTAAAGACTCAGAAGCTTCTTCACCATACTGTTCTTTTATTTGATCAGATGTTAAACCTTCTTCAATAGTTAAGTTAAAAAGTCTACTATGTTTTTTTGCAAAATCAAGATTAGATTTAAAGACTTTATCAGCAATGTTTTCTTGTACTACTTTAGCCGTTTTCTTTATATCTCTTACTTCTTTTGTCCTACCGTCTACAGCCTCATATTTGCCTATAATATCATTAATTTGTATCTCAATATTCTCTTGAGTTTTCTTAGCTCCTGGAACTGCAAATATACCTGTTTTTTCTGCGTCAGACTTAGCTTTAGCATACTGCTTATTTAACTCTACTAGCGTTTTTCTATCGGCTTGATCAGTAACTTTTTCGTTTATTCTAGTTTCTTGAACAGCGTCATTTAATTTATTATTAACTTCTTCAGCAAACGCATTGTCGTTGTCAATATCAAATCTTATTTTTGATAACTCTTCTACAGTTAAATCTTCAGCATTTAATATCTCTTGTATCTCTTCTTTTGACCTAAGCTCACCGTTTATTTTATACTTAGGCTTGTTTAAAGCTTTTATCACAATATCAGAAGTGTTGACAACACCTTTAGCTTCACCAATACCTTCTAGTAAACTTTCTCCTAAATCAATATCTTGACCAGCTACAAATTGACCACCAGTTTCACCTGCAAAAGCGCCTGTCGTTTCAATACCTGTAGTAGCACCACTTATTTGTAAAGACTTAGGTATAGGAGCGGCTTTAGAAGTTTTTAATATTTTACCACCAACTCCACGAGACAATCCCATACTAACACCTTCAAACGCTCCTATAGTAACACCTCTACCAACAGCTCTTAATCTTATTTTATTAAATAACTCTTCGTCGTCTAGTATTTCTCTTACGTTTTCTTTATTGAAATCTTTACCTTTAAGCTCATCTTTTATAAGGTCCGTCATTGTTAAAGCTGTTTCCATAGCCCCAACCAAACCTGTTAAACCACCAACCATTGTCCCAACAATTGGAACAGCACTTCCAACACCCGCACCAACACCAGTAGCAGCAGCAACCTCTTCTGAACCTAGAGAGGTTAGCATAGTAGCGTAAGAACTAACAAGCATCTGTGGAAAAAAACCGGGATTGTCTGCTAAAGCCTTAGCTGTACCCCAAAAGCCACCACCTTCTTTTTCTTGAGCCTTTCTAAACTCTATTTGCTCGTTTGTTTCTCCTACTTCGTTTAAAGCGTTTGTTGCGTCAATAAAACCTTGTAATTGCTCGTCCGATATAGATTTACCTTGCCTGTAAACATCATAAGCTTCTTCTACGCTTTGACCAGTTTTAGACCCTTGCTTTGCAGCTACAACTAAATCTTCAAAAAACCCACCGTCTCTGTTGAATTGTTTATCTTTAACTTCGTTTATTTCTATAGGCACTAAACCTCCCCATAGTTTAGTTTTTGGTTGCTCCGAAGAACCAACCTCCAAGCTGGATGCCGTACTTACTGGCTCCGCAGTCGCATCCTCTGTCTGAGAGCCGTTTGTCTTTTCCAAGCTTTCAACTAACTTAGCCTGTGGAAATTTAATTTTAAATTCTTCTAATCTATTAGGTGCAACATTGTATATTGTGCCTTCAAACTCGTACTGCTCCATAATTATATTTTATTTTGAAAATTCGTTATTTTCTGGTTTTGGGATCATATCATCAACATTAAATGTTCTTGAAAATGGACCACCTTCAACAGGTAAAAAACCAGATGTTGCGGATTTGTAATCTATACTTAAAGCATCAGCAAGCTCTTTTAAGGTAAAGCCTTGACCAGGCGTTTTAGGATCTAAAGGCGCGCTAGCTCTAGCACCAGAACTAATATAGTATTTACCGTCGCTTTTTAGAGAAGCTACAACACCTGTTCCAAATTTTCCAGGTAAAGGTATAATTTTAGCGCCTTTGTTTAATGCGTTAATTGTTACAGACATATCTTCACCGTCTGATCCATCAGCCAGACTTTTAGGTGGAGCATAGTTATCATTGATTACCATATCAGTAAAAAAGTCTACCATATTTTCTTTAGTAGCTCCAGGTATGTTTTTATATACAGTGTCTCCTTCTGTATCTCCATAGAAACCCATGTTATATACTTCATCAGCAAAGCCTTCATTAGCAAAAAGTTTTCCAAGCTCACCTTTTACGTATCTTTGTAAATACGCTTTATTTTCTCCAGATCTTCCAAGCTTTCTAACATTTAATCCTATTTTATCTATAGCATCAGTAGCCGCAACGTTTCTTGCTGGTGTTTTTTTATAGTTTCTCCAAGAAATTTTATCACCAAAGCCATCGTTTATAAATGCTCCGTCATCTGTAAATTCTACGTTATTAAATGTACTACCATCAACAATAGCAGTTCTTCTTGAATCAGCGTTTTCATCACCAACATAACCAACTATCCCCTGCTTTTCATTTTCAAGCTCATACTGTCTTATTTGCTTAGCTAAAATTAAGTCCTCGTAATTCCTGTTCATTGCAGTCTTTACATTTTCCATACCTTCAACAGCATCTATGTACTCTTGGCTGCTTGTATTGCCAGAATATCTACTAGCTTGATCTGCAAAGTCTATGTACTCTTGTTTTTTATCTTTCAAAAAAGTGGTTAGCTTAGCTTTAGCTTCCGCTGGTATTAAATCAAAGTCGTAATTATCAGGGATGTTGCTAACAAAGTTTTTGCGAGCCTCTTTGTTTCTTTCAGTTATTTCACTAACTTGTTTTTGTATAGGATCAGTAAAGCCTGATATATCGCTTTTCGCCATTCTAGCTCCAGCTTTTGCTCTTTCTAATCCTAATGCTGCTTGTACTATATCTGCCATAGTTATTAATTCTTAAATAAACCAGCGTCAGTCGCTGAAATTCCAGCCGAAGCTATTTGACCTAAACCACCAATCATTTGTTGTCTAGCTGCCGTAGCTTCTCCAAAAGCAACGCCTGCTTTACCAGCTTCGATAGCATATAGATCTGTTAGTCTTTGTCTTTCTTGTTGGCGAACCATTTCATCGCCTCTCATTTGCATTTCTTGTATTCTAGCCTGTTCTTGTAGTTGCTGCTGTTGTATATCCTGCTCTTGTTGTGATATTTCAGCACTCATTTTTTCGGCTTGAATAGCACCTTGTCTAGCCATTGATTGAGCTAAAGCAGCTATACCAGAAGCTCCTGCTGTGCTTCTTAATCCTTGTATTATGTCTGCTTGCTGCTGTGCTAGTTGTTGTTGTTGAAACTCTTGAGCTTGAGTGTCAACACGCATGCCTTCGTAAACATTTTCCATGCCAGCGTAAGGATTGACGTACTCTTCAGTCTTGTAAGCTTCTAAATAAGGTGCTGCAGCCTGCTCAGCTTCTAAAGCCCTACGTCTAGCTCTTCTCTCTTGTTTACGTCCACTTATAGCGCCAAGTAGTCCTACGCCAGCGGATATTGCAGCTGGAGCCCACACTGGTAAAAACTTCATTGGAGATGAACCTACGTATTTTTTTAAACTTTTCTTCATATTATATTGTTATTTAATAATCACACTCTAGGGTGCTTATTTACTGCTTTCTACAACATCTACACCAACGCTAAATAGCTCAGCTTCTTCTGTAGAGTTGTTTCTAAGCTCGGTTAAAGCGAAATAACCTTTTAAAGAGCTAAGATTAACTTCATTATTCTTGCTGAACAGTATAAACGATCCTACAACCGGCGCGTCTATATTTTCAGGCACGTTTTGAACGCGTATAGAATTACTCGATACAGAAGAACAATCTCCGAGCTTTACTATATCATCAAAAGTATTTGTTGTTATGCTACCTTTTCCAGAGTTTGTTGGGTTACAATAATACACTATGTCACCTACTTGTAACGATGTATTTACTACGTTAGGAAAATTTAATTCTAGTACTGCCATTGTAATTGCTTATATTGTTATTACTCTTCTACAGCGTCAATATTATATATATACGATTGAGCTATGTTTTGACCTTTTGGCGTTGTGTATCCAATGTCATTAGCATGGTAAACCATTATTCTTTGTGTTCTCAAGTCATTAGCGTCAGCATCTGTAAAGCTGTTTATTACTAAATCAACCTTATGTGTGTATGGCTCGCCTGTAACAACTTGAACCTCACCAATTGTTACAAAGTCTTCAATGTTATTATATTCACCTACAACATTGTTCACGTTGTTGTTAGATATTTCAGGATTATCCCAAGACTTAGCTGGAGATAAAACAACGACTGGAGTTGGTGTTCCAGTAGCATTAGTAGTTAATCTTAGTGTAGCTGTTTGTTGACTAGTGCCAAAAGATGATCCTCCAGGTATACTTGTAACAAGCGTATCTGTAGCTGAGTCGAAAAGACCTTGAGTAAATGTAACTTCATCAAACGTAGTGGCATCGCCGTCAACCCATACTCTAAGCGTAGCTGATCTACTTGTAAAATTAGTATCTGTAGTTGTGGCGTAAATAGTCATATTATATAAATACATCCCGCTGTATGTATTACCCATTTGACTTGTGCTAGCAGGCTCTATAGAGTCTGGTAAGTACAGCCAACCAGAATCTCCATTGTTTATTGTTATAGACATATCGTTGGTAGATATGCTACCTGAAGTAGACGCAAATTGTATCTCTATTGGTATATAGTTATCACTATTCTCAACGTTAACTATAGGGTAATCACTAGAGCCACCAGTAAAAGACACGTTGGTGCTAGGTGTATATATATCTATAAAATTAGAAGTAGGGCCTTGAGTTATAGTTATAGTATCATCTGGCGTACCTGAGTCGTTATACTCGTTGGTAACTGTTATAGTACCTGTTCTAGGAGACCCTGTTAAATTAACTGCTAAGTCTGCATCGAAATAAGAACTACCAAAATTTCCTCCTTGTAGCGACCCTCCAAAAGTAACAGCGTGTGAAGATGGTGCAGTTATCCAAGCGTCTGGCGATGAAAGAGTATTATTTAAAGTTGTACTTTGTAGTTGTATTTTAGCTGTTGTAGGATTGTAAACACTAAAAAAGTTTTTACTAACAAATCTAGCTTCCGGAGACCTTAATACTGAACCTTCACCAAAAGCAATATTGACATTGTCTTCAGCAACTATATTAGATTCAGAAAACCAATTAACAGAAACTTCCTTAGCTATTACTTGACCTAATTCGTTTTCTATCGAGTTTTGCAAGCCTATCGTGTGTCCAGCATTTATAGCTTCTTCGTTAAAAACAACTTGAGGTTGCGCGTCTGCGCCGTAAAACTTACCATCATAAGATGATAGCTTGATTTTATAAAGATCATTATCTTGATTTCCAGGTAAAACACCTGTTATTAAAAATCTAGATCTAATTGGTGATGTTGGCAGCAAATCATCACCTATAGTCAGGTTTGGATTTACATCAGAAAAACTAACAACTTCTGTTTGATCGTCAACTCTAGTTATACTTATATCACTAATTTCAAGTGTTTTTCCAACTGAAGCCTTTGCAAAAAAGTATATAGCGTTTGCTCTAGTGCTTGTATTACTTACGGTTAAATTTACCTCATGGGTACCGTCTTCTATTGGAATGGTTGTATCAGAGCTAGAGTAAAAATAATCACCAAAAGGTGCTAGTTTGAAAAACTCACCATCATTCATGTTAGAGTTTGAGACGGTATACGTCAACTTAAAAACTTGATTATCTTCAGAATTTGGGGGCCATAGTCCATTTACACCACAATAACTAAAGTCTTGAGTACTGTTGTATGTTATAACGCCTGTGGACTCGTCGTAAGAAATATCACCAGATACTGTATTTATTCCTGGGAAATAATTGTTAGTGTCCGCGTTTATATTTTTATCGTGGTAAACATTAACTATTGAATAGTATGGTTTTGGAAGAGGTGATGGTACGGCAAAAGATAAATCTATAGTTGGTAATGTTGTGTCTTCTGTTATGTTTTGTGTTATCCAATTTATAGTTCCTATAACAGTATTATCTAAGCTGTCCGCGTTTGAGCTATCACTAAACGTTATTGAAGAATAGTATGAGGTAGCGCCTATAGTTGGAAATTGACTTGCGTTTATATTAAAGCCAGGTGCAGGTTCTATTTCAAAAGTAGTTGTACCGCTTAAGCTAGTTATGTTATATAAGTTTACCATTTTGTTGTTAATTTATAGATACATTATCACCTAGGGTTATTGGTAAAGTAACGTCAAAACCGAAACCATCTATATTACCAGATATTAAAGTAGGTCCTATTTCTAATACACCTATACCTTGAACATTAGATTCTCTTGTGTCTAAGTTTCCAGTAGCACTACCACCATCAGCAGCATTATTAAATGTTGTTGCCTCTCCAATTATATTATTAAACCACTTACCTTCTTTGTTTATAAACTCATTTACTCTACCTTCTTGCAGGTCTGTAGTTATAGACTTAATATACCAACCATTTTTGCTAGTTATGTTGTAGTAATTATTGTCTTCGCTATTAGTATTTTGAGTAACTTTAGATTGAGTGCCCTCGTAGTTTATAGTGCTAAAAGACTTTATAGATCCAGAAACGTCGTTAAATATAGGGCTAATACTAGAGTCATATTGCTTAGTGTAAAATATATTTCTATTTACATCTTCTGAGTGATGAATCCAAGGCTTTCCATTTTTAAAAGTGTAATAAAAATTATTTAGCGTAGCTCCAGCTTCTTTAATAAAACCTTTAAAACTACTCCAACCATTAACGCTTTCAGAAAAGGATATAGTATAAACTTCTTTTTTTACTTCAGGATTAGTTACAGAGTGCACGGCTACGTTGTACTGGTTTTTCTTTCCATCAAAGCTACCTATTAACGCTTGGGCGTTAGCTAGATTATCGTAAAACCAGTTTTTCATGCCGTAATCAGATATGTTTGTTATACCATCTCTAGATAGTCTTAAAACAGCTCCTCTAGCTTTATCTGTAAAGTAAACTCTAAATTCATCGCTAGCAAAAGACTCTGGATTTTTAGATATACCGTAATCACCAGCAAAAGTTCTTGCTCTACCTAAAACTTTTTTGCTATCAACAGTTAAGGATGTTCCGTCAGCGTTAAATAACTCGCTTTTATCAGCTAATATTTGAACCACCTTATTTTCACAGAAAGTCAATAAGTCAGAATCTCTAGTAAACAACTTTTGTATACTACCATATTCCGATGGTAGCTGCTTTACAATATCTTTTCCAGCTAAAAACTCATTAAGTCTATTAGATCTAACGCTACTATCAACAAGTCTTTCATTTATTGTTTGCGAAAATATTATATCATTTTTTCTTCTAACCGGCTTATAGTCTTCGTAAAAAAGATTAACTTTAAAGCCACTTGTTTTACCAGAGGCAAAGTATTCAAATATTGTGTCTGCATTAAAATCATCTTTAATAGCGTCAGATTCAACGCCATTACCAAACATTATGCAGTTATACCACTCTAATCCTTTTGGTAGAGTAGCATTTGCAAAATCTTCAACAGGACATGTGTACGGTAATAAATATATTTTAGATTGGTTTGTTGTTGACGCTACGGCTCTAGCGATAACGAAACTTCCATCATCGTTAGTAAACCTTAAGTCAACATGATTACCTGGTGTAATGTTTATATTAAGATCTTTACTAGCAGTGATAACGCAATAAGCGTGATCTGGACTAGCAGAGCTTGCGCTAACAAATCCAGCAGCACTTTCTATTAAACCTTTGTTAAAAGTATACGCTCCTCTAACATTATTAACTAAAACCTCTGATTGATTTAATTGAGATTTTATACTGTCAATGGTGTTTTCATTAGAATAGCTAGAGTCGTAATAAGTTATTCTAGATCCTCTTTCTATGTATGACGCTGCATCTTTTATATCTAACTTTATAGGATATGCTCTACTAGCTTCATAATAAATAGCAGTGTCTTCAGATTCTAAAGCTTTTTTAGGTTCTGTTTCAAACACAGCGCCACTGGTAGATGGCAATGTTAAATCACTACCTTCAATAAGGCTTCCTAAGTAGGTTGTGAAAGCGTTGTCTATAGCAATTTTAACAAAAAACTTACCCGCAACAGTAGAAGCGTCACTAATAACACTTTCAGGAGCTGTAGTTGTTATTTCTAAAGCTTTCCATTTTGCTTCATTAGCTGTAACAGCTTCTATAGAGTTGTGCTTCTTTTTTAATATTAAATAGTCTTCTTCTTTTATTTTATCAATATCAACAGTGTTAAACAACAACCAAGCATGACCGTCTTCATTGTCAACAGCCTCTGTTAAAACTAAGTTGTAAAACTTGTTTGTATTTTCTTTAATAAAAAACTTATAATATTTAGCCCAACTTGGCGCTTGATTTAATATATTTACAGTTAAGTTATTAGCAACTATAGCTTGAGACTTGTCGACATTAAGCTTTAATGTTTCATCTAAAAAAACGGTAGACTGCCTGTTGAAGCCGTCTCTATATACAACACCAACATCTATATTCCTCATAGACTTAATAGATTCTACACCTGAAGAAGTAATAAAACTTCCTTCATCTGTACCTGGCGCTCTATAACAATTCCAAGTGGTATTAGAAACTTGAGCAAAATCTACGGTTGTCGCTGGATTAGCAAAATTATCCGGAGTAAAATTGTGGTTATAGCCAGAGTTACTTCCCGAATCATAGTCTACAGGAGGTTGAGATGAGCTTGAAGGAGAAAACATAGTCTCATAGCTAAAACTTCCTGGAAGATTATCATCTACTTCAATTTCTAAGTATATACGATCACCTGCAGACAATTCAATATTTTGAACATTTAATGTTAACGTTTTAGGTTGCCAAGAAAACGCTGCCGAAGGAGTTTGATTATTTAATGAATATGATACTGGTTCAAAAGTATTATTATCTCCGTATTGAGGGACAAAGGGATTATTTACAATAGTGTTTGGTATAATTTCATCATCTAATGGCACTATAGGGTCTGTTCCAGCTACATTTTTTTTGAGAACTAATCTGGCTGGCGTAAAATGGTAAAAGTTCGGCGGGCCGTTGAAAGTCGAGTCACCAATCTCAATTGTATTTCTAGCCAACCAATTACAAGATGCGCTAAAACTATATACACCGTCTTCTGGAACTAAATACTCAAAAGGGTTTGACTCATCTGGATCGCTTTCATAGTTATCTCCTGGGTCTGAATCTTCTATTGTCAAAGCTAATTTACCTCCGTATACGTCAGAATGACTTGCGGCTGTTTCTGTTGATAAAACTCCATCTTGAACCGCTCTAAATATATTGTCACTAAATTGTGTTGACGTTGATAATGAAAAAGGTTTAGGTGACAAACCTGCTTCTAAGCTAACGTCTACTGGATCGTAATTTTCTGTATAGTTACCATACATCAATCTAGATGCTGTTATTTCTTGCGCTATGGCAGAAGTTGGTACTATATCTTGGTTTCTGTCTACTTGATCAGAGGGTAATGTAGGTCCAAATAGCTCCGCGTCTATAAGTATACTTTTTGTAGCAAAATTATCTCTATAGTTTCTAGAATCAATTTCTAATAAATCTATAGTTTTTATAGAGTTAACTTGATTAGCCTTATTAGTGTCTCTATATAATATTTCTATACTAACCACATCTTGAGGTGTGTTTTCAGGGTAAAACCCGGATATTTCAACTGACCTCATTCTATTTAACATACCTAAATTAAACCCTTCTTTTGGATCGTATTTATATGTGCCAGGTAGAAATATTGGCTTTGTGTATGGTGATATTACTGAAGTCTCTCCATCAGCATATTTATATCTATAAGCAAAACACACAAATTCTTGCTCGTATATAGGCGTTTCTTTTTGAGATAGTTTAGCTGTCCAAAAAGCTGGCGATTCAGTCGCTGTGTACGCTGCATCAATAGCAACAAGATCTGCTTTATAGTATGGAAAATTACCGTCTTGGTTGGGATGATAAGAAGCTAGCCTTATAGACGCTGTTTTAGGATTTGACACAGGTGCGCCTGTACTTGTTGTTGACTCTACTAAATCTAAAGTGTCTCCAACTCTCCAGTTAACATCTAAATTTGATGGTGTAAAATTTGCATCAATAGGTCCTAAATCAAAAACAGAAAAAGGCGCTTGACCAGTTCTAAAAGCAAAAGTATTTAAAGCACCACTACTAAATCTTTTTAGCGTGCTTGATGTTATTCCATCTCTTGTAGATGTTAAAACTTTAACTTTAGGAGGTTTTATGGGAGCTGGTTTAATTACCGTTATATTACTTAACTCAGCAACGCCTTGCCAACCTAATCTAGACTTTTCTGAAGAGCTGTAAACTCTAGTTGGATTAAATAACCAGTAGCTTGAAGATCCATACTTTGTGCCTTTTATACTATCTGATATGTTTATTTTTTTAGGCTCACCCCTACCGTCAGTCCAAAATAATAAGTCATCTATAACATTTATACCAGTTATTATATTGCCATTAGGAGTGTATTGTTTTGTAGAATACGCGTTTGAATCGTCAGCAAGCTTATTATTTGTTTCTAATTCTTCTGTTCCAGCTCTAAAATCTAATATTCTATCAGCGCTAAACTTTAATACTACACCATCAGCTATCATTGTGTTGCCGTAGTGCTCGTTGTAGCCAATAGCAAACCCGTTTACAGGTGTTATTTTAACAGTGTGAGACTCGCCTCCTACACTATCTTGAACACTAATAACTCTAACATCTTTCCCGTCCCAAAGATCGTTACCATTGACGTCTATAGCTTGAACTCTCATTCCAGGTTTTAATCCTTGAGCAACATAAGTATTTACAAATTGAGTATCACCTGGAAGAAGTGAAGGGCCACCAGTTTTTCTATTCCACTGAAAATTTGTTAAACCTGTTATTGTTTGATTGTTTGGAGTAACAGTACCGTTTGCAACCCTAACCTCATATACATCATTAAAAACAAATTCTGTTGTTACGTTTTCAGCTAATGGATCTTTAACATGTCTTAGTATAGAATCTACTTTGTGTCCAATTATTCTTGGAAGATCCCCTGAGGTATAATTAGTATAGTTAGTATCTTCTTGTGTATCTATCTTTTTGTGAACAAAATTATATATAGCTTCATTTTCTTCATCAACATATTGCCCTACAGTAATAGCTGTGCTAGAATAAAAATTTGTATTATCGACTAATTTATTACCTCTTAATGTCTGAACAGACCCAACGTTAGATCCTTCTGATGTAGATATTTCTACATTTAAGGCTTCTCTATACTCACCGTCTGGAACTAACCTTTCATCAAGGTCTTTGTTCATCCTACCTTTCAGAAAATTTCTTTTTAACTCTGGCATGTATATTAATGTTTAATTTGTTTCGACTTACCTCGTAATATTTGTGTTATTTCTTCTAACTTGATATTAGATAACCTTAATTTTGCTTGACGCTTAGCTGCTCTAGCTTCTTTCTTAAATCTCTGAACTACATACTCAGGTACATTAGCCCTACCCGATAATATAGCATAAGATATTTGCTTGTACATAGCTTCTTCAGCAAACTTATGAACTTGCATTTCTCCATCTGTTCCTAAACTATCGCTTATGTACTTTACTATTACTGTTTCTCCGCTTAGGTTAGAGCTGAAGTGTATATTACCCTTTAATTCATCTATATAAAAATTACCATTTACTTGAGAGAACTGTG